TCACGGCACCGGGGACGGGGAGACAACATTGCATCATTGGGTGTCTTGCCGGCCGGCGTTCTCTCCCGTCCACCTGGTCATATATGGTACAAGCTCCCGTGCCGATCATGTCAGCGGTGGAGCGTTCAGCGTCAACTCATACAGGATCCTGTACACGCAGCATTGCACGGCGCGATAACCTCACTCAGCTTTTTGAGTTTGAGTAACTTAGTGTTCTTTCCGTGCTTTCGGAGCTGTGGATTGTTCCAGATCACACGCTTATTCTGTATGTTTCCAGATGCATCTCGAAATGTCATGCAAACGGTAACCTCTGCCTCATCCGGACAGCTTAACCAGTAATCTGTAAGAATCTCCATGATCCTGTGAAATTCCGGCGAATTACTCCATGTTGTCATCGATCAATAACCTCCCTTCAACCGCCTTGACATAATAGTTCGTCTGTCCTGACTGCCTTTTATACTCTGTGTACTTCGATGCGTCCGGCTCACTGGTAAACACAGCTTGCAGTACCCCGCTGCCGTCAGTCATCTTTTCATAGACGAAATAGTATTTCTGCATCGTTTTACCTCCTATCGTTCAATGTACCTTCTATAATCAAATGCGGGTGACTTTGCACTAATGCAGTAATTCCAGTTCAGTTCATAAGGATCAACCGGCTCATATCCCGCAAGTAACATTGCATCTTTGAACTCATTGTTTGTGAGATAAATATTCGTATCTCTCTGCAATATGTGTTTGATACCGTAACTTGTTCTATCAAGGTATGGAGTTTTTCGCGGCCTGATATTGCTACGGATCCAGTCAAACACTATTCTCTGTTCCTTCTCTGAGTGGGCTGTTATAAGACCGTCATCAATCCAACCCCTCCCGCGCGTGTACGGGCGGCCGTTCTTAATCATGTACACCTCCTAACAAACAGCCTTGTATCTTTCGCAGTTATCCATCGTGAATCTATCTGAACGCCTCGACGAAGGCGCGTTCTGGGTGTCGTGTGAATGCAGCAATGTGGTGGCGGCCCTCAGTCCATCCAGTCCGCTATCGAACCATATACCCAGATATACCCACATAATTTATATATCTAGGGTAAACTGTATTCTCACCTCTCTATACCTTCCTATACCTCTATATATATATATATATATATATTTATATTAATATTTATTTTTACTGGGTATATGTGGGTATATATGGGAGAAAAGCCCGTAAATATCATGTTTTTCATATACCCAGACCATATACCCACACATATACCCACCGCTGACAGTGGGTATATGAAATTGGTGAAAATTCAATCTGGCTCAATCAAACGGGAGTTTTTCATCATCCGGAACACTCGAAAACTCCGACTCTTGTGCTGCACTGGGTATATAATTCGGCTCTCTGGGTATACCCACGTTTGAGGGTGTGGGTATATCCTCGACACGTTCCCATGCCCTCTGATAACCGTAATCCCTGAAGTATTTTTTCGCGCCCTTGCTGCCGCTGTTCGTACCCATGTATTTTTGATACCCTTCAATCGAAGTGTTCATGATTTCGGCAATTTCTTGCAATTCCCATTTGTCCGGCGCCGTTCCCCTCGCGATATTGCAGTAAGCAGGATTAGGTAATGCGCGATCAAATATCATGCGCGTACACACGAACGGCGGTTTATCAGAATCTAACCAATCCTGAATGATTCCGACCTTTTCGTCTTCCGGTGCTGAAATTTCCTGTAAGCGCTTCAACCGTTCTTCATGTTCTTTGCTGAGGATCAAAGGGAAATTCTCCTGACGGCCTTTTACCATTGCCTCCGCATAACACTGCCGGACGTACTCCCGCGCCTCTGCTACGTCTTTCATTGGGTGTACTTCCTGTCTGGCACCGTCACACATAACCGGGATAAACCGCCTGTTCCCGCTCCTGTCATCCGGCAAAAACTGACTTCTATTACTGGTTCCGATGAAAACAGCCTGTCTAGGGTAACGCTCTGAGAACCTTGCATGCGGCGTCCTGTAATCGTCTGCCGTTCTGGAAAGATAACCTTTGATCGTCTCGATATCACGCGCCCTTCTTGTTGCAATCATCTCTCCCAGTTCGACAATGATGTGCCCGCGCAGCGCCTCGAATGAGCGTTTATTGTCGTTCAGATCGTCGAGCGAATCCGTATACCATCCATCATCGAGTGCCAGTAATCTGCACATCGTACTCTTTCCGGTGCCTTGCTTTGTGTCCGCGAAAATGATTGCTGTATCAAACTTTGTTCCCGGATGGAATACTCTTTGAATCACGGCATATAGCAGCAACTTCGTAACCGCTGTCGTATAATCGCATCGTTCCGCACCCAGATAACGAGGTAACAGATCTGGTATCCTCTCGATACCGTCCCACTCTAACGAGTTGAGCACTTCCCTCACCGGGTGATATGCATTAAAATCAGCAACGGCGTTGATACTGTCGAAAATTTCATCCTTGTTATGGATCCTGTACACAGCAGAGATAAATCTCCTAATGTTGACCAGATCTACATCGCGAATAGGATGGTCATCAATGGCCCAATAAAAGCCCCGTGCATATACTCTCCCATCCAACTGGTTATACCTGACCTTGCCATGAAAATACGGATCATCGCGCAGAATGGTATAATAGTTTTCCGGAATGCTGATTACCTTTTGGTTTTCCTCTTTTCCGACCCTTACTAAGTTGAGAGTGTCGGCCGCTTTTCTGCTTACCTCGAGCGCCTGAGCTTCTGACAGTTCTGTTGTATCCGCATATTCGGCGGGAACCTCTGCGCGGCTTTTCGGCTGCATGTAACCGTTTTTCTTAGCGGCGGCAATGATCGTTCCGGCATTCCAATGGCTTTTGTTGTTCTTGAAGGATTCCCAGATCTTTTCTGTTTCCCCTTCAACATACTTGTCTGACGCTTCGCCGGTTCTCTGATCCTTAAAGCGGCTCCATGTGTCCCAGACGTCAAAACCGAATCCGCAATGATGCAGCGCAATACCAACGTGTACCCAGTCCTCCCGCGAACAATCCGCGCTGATATAGGGCAGTGCCTCCAATACCCGGTCGCGCGTCGCTTCGTCAATCTCGAACCTGACACCCTGTGCCGTCTCCTGTACTGCTCCCGGCTGTGTGCTCTGCGGAGCATTGCGGTATTTGTCGTGCATCTCTTGCCGGATCTTTAGCAATTCCTTGAAGAATGCGGCCGCCTGGTCATCAACAGCAACCTCATTGAACACTTTATGCATACCAGTGAGATATACATAACGCCCCTCAGTGCGAAACCAGAATTCAATCTTCGGCACCTTGTCGCGTTCTTCCTTTGACAGTTCATTGTACTGATCAAGTGGCATGTCGACGATTACACTGTTATAACCGTTCGATTCAGGTGCGAATGATTCCGCATAATCTCCCAGATCGACAATCTGATGGTATCCGGTGCCGCTCATGGATGTTTCAAAGTAAGTGGAGCATACCGACCTGAGGCGCTTTACAACGTCCCGGATCCACGGCACGACCTTGCCATTTATCACAGCATGGTCGTAATCTACCAACAGAAACGTGCTGTTGTTGCCGACGGCAAAACCGAACGCCTTGTTTTCTGGAATCTCATCTAAGGTTTTCCAATTGGCGGGAGTGTTCCACCCTTTCGGAGTTGCTGTTTTACTGTTCGCGTACAGTTCAAAGAAGCGCCGCTCATCAATTATGGCCTTTGGCAATCCTTCTCTATTTTGGAGAACAGCCAACGCGCTCACCTCCTCCCGTCAACATTTCCTTCCATCAAAATCATGATCGTGCCGCATGCCGCCATGAATGTTGCTGCAATGACCACTACCAATGCGACCGGATCATCAAACATTTTTTCAATGCAGCATCCGACTACAAATGCCGATATCAGTACCACATATTCCTTCATGATTTCCCGGCCCTCCATGCTTTCACGGTTTCCGGATCGACCAACTCACCGTCCCGGCCGTCCAGATACTTGTCGAGCGCTTGCCGATCACACAGCCATGCCGCCCCCAGACGCCGCACCGCGCCGGCCGTTTCTGCAATTCGCCGGGCGTAAGTTCGGCCGCATCCCAAATACACGCACAGATCGTCAAGCCTCAGATACCGTGCATTCATCCGGAGAGTTGCGGCCGTTACCGCCTTGCTGATTTCTGTATAGTCGAGAGTTGCTACTTTCTCTGCCATATCACTCACCTCCCTTTTCGAGCAGATCCTCCAATGGAATCTGCAATGCCGCTGCAATCTTCAATGCTGAATTCGCCGCACATGAACGACCACAGCACACATTATTGATAACGGCACGACTAATGCCGCTCCGCTCTGAAAGCTCTTTCTGTCCAATGTCGCAATCGATCATGACATGTCTGAGCTTTTTGCTATCTATCCTCATGAGCATTTACCTCCCTTCTCTGTAAAACCGTTTGTATTTCCATCTGTCAGATATATGGTAACAGTTTGTTTTTGCATCGTCAACATAAAAATATATGTCTTTGCATCGTTTTTGTTTACATCGGTTTATGGAGATGATATTGTTATGTTGGAGGTGATGCCTAATGAACGAGATGAACAAACTTTTGGGAGCGAGAATTAAGAACAGGCGAAAAGAACTTAGAATGACGCAAAAGGAACTAGGGCAGAAAATCGGCTGTGCCGAAATAACTATCAGGCAATATGAAAGCGGGAGATATGCACCTAAAATTGACACGCGTATAGCACTGGCAAAAGCGTTAGATATTTCTTATGCTGCGCTGTTTGACCCGGACGCCACCGAACTGGCGTCAATGCTACCTGTTGTGGGAGTAGAAGTTGAACACGACCCTGACCCGCAAAAGACACAATCCGAACAGGACAGAATACGCATTGAAGATGCAGCACTCGACTTGACCGCGATATTAACTAAAACCGGCCTTGTAACGCAAGTAGGCAACACGTATTATCTTCACGATGAAAACCGAAAAGCTGTCAAATTAGAAACAGATGATTTTCAAAGTTATCAACGGCACCAACTTGCCAATATTAGCAGATTTCATTACAACTATGTGGATATTCTGAGAGATACGGGAGAATAACATTTCTTGCCGCTCCGGATCCATCGCACCGGCAAGCAAAAAGAGCACCGCACAGCGCCCGATCTGGGTACTATGCAGTGCTCTATTATTATGTGTGGATTGTGTCGTGGCTGACTCCGGCAACTTTGGCGAGTTCTTTTGCAGTTATAACTTGCTCTTTATCAGATTTCTGATGAAGTCCATCGTGCTGATTTCCGTGATATTCCGCTTGCTTCTCTTTCGCTTTCTTTGCAATCACTGGTTCTCAGCCTCGCGCATTACTCGCCCCGCTGCCCGGCACACTGTATGATAATTATTCGTTTCCAGTATGTCCAGATCTTCGGGCGTGATCTTGTCCGCAAGTCCGGCGGCGCGGATCTCCTCCCGCAATTGCTGTTCTATCCTTGCTATTTCGTCATCATCGGCCGGGAGAGCATCGAACGTCCTGTTTTGCATCTCCATTAGCTTTTTCACAGTGTCGGAGAATTCCGGCACATCGATATAGCAGCACTGCGCGTCCGGATCCAGACCGAGCACAATGCATGCACCGTCCCGAATGTTATAAAATGCACTTGTCAGTGCATCGTACTCAGAACCATTAAAACGGCCTTCCTGATGCCCCTTTACGATTCTAGGAAGTAATGATTGCAGTTCGTCGAATTCTTCACGCGTCAGTGTGCCGGTATCCACTTTTACCGAACAGGCCGCTAATTGCTGCAATAGTTCCGTGAATACTGAAATACAATAGTTCATCGTGTCACCTCTCATTGCAATACATAATCAATAGATTGTTCGCATCCAGTCCCGGCACGCTCTCCGAAAAATGTGCTTCGATGTATATATCGCCGGACAAATTGTGCTTTGCCTCATATCGTGCCAATATACGACCCTCTCCAATAGACAGATCATAATTATTCGCTTCTACATCCTCAATCGGCGTTATACCATAATCACCCCCATAGAAGCGCCTGAGGCACTCCATGATATAAGACATGGTTTCCGGATCCTTGCATACTTCAGCAATTGCCCGCGTTTGATATGTACCGAGTTTTCTAATATCTCCTAATGTCATGATTGATTGCCTCCGTTTCTGCCCGGATCCAGAAAAGCAAGTACCTCTGCCCTCTGTGGAGCTGATGCCTCTTTAAAAAGTTTCGCCAGTTCAAGGAACTCATCTTGCCATTCGGGAGACTTCCGCATTAATTCTTTGTATCGGAATGTGGCCCGGAATGCATGCGGCGAAAATACATCAATTCCGGCCGTCTTGCAGATATCTGCTATATCATGGAGTAATGCCCGTGCATTGATAAGTTTGCCGCCGCTTAATGAAAATATAGGCTTATCAGCACAAACGTCTTTCCGGGCCATTTCCGCGCGGATCCCGGCTATTGCATCGGTATTGAGCGCAGCAACATACTCTCCTGTCTTTGTACAGTTCCGGATAACGTACCCGCTCCCATCTCTGACAACTGTCTTACAGATCATTACCTTATCTTCTTTGACGTCGGCCGGTGTAATGGCTCCCGCCTCTCCAACTCTCAGTCCCGTATTGAGCAGAAACGTGTACAGGTTCCTGTAAACACTCCCTTGCTTTATTGCCGCATCCATGAACAGTGCTATTTCGTTCTCAGAGAGACAACGGTGCATTGGTTTTTGTGCCGGTGATTTCTTCTTAGTCATTGCCCTTTACCCTCCCGATCTGGCGCCTGGTACGCTCATTTCGCTTGCCAACGATGACGCCATAAACAAATGCATCCATCATGAGTGCTGAAATATCTATGCCCTTACCCGCTGCCAGATGTGCATCGAGGATGCTATGCAGATCTGAATCGAGAATATCATCTATGTTTTGATGCCCTATCATTGCCATAGTGTCATTGTATCCGTACAGTTTATCCGAATGCTCAATTCCTTTTTTCATTATCTGATACCCTCCCTCAATAATATCTAGGTTCATACAACACAGCATCGGCCGTCCTGATGCCGTCTTTATATTCGTACTTGTGCAGCGTCGCTTCGTAGTTCGCCGCCGTCCGGATCGCCTCCGCATCATCCGCAAACTCTGACGCCGGGAACAGACCGTCATTCACAAAAGCGTTCATGCAATCCATATAATAGTAAATGCCGTTCAGCCTCTTTTCTTCATGGCTCAATCCCAGATAGAAATAACATTTCTTCTTGTACTGGTTCATACCGAATGCCATGTACAACGGCCCGCTCCCGTCGGAGCTGTGCAGCTCTCCCATTAGGAACCCCGCATGCACCGGTATGCCGTACCTATTAAGCGCCCTTTGTGCCGTTTCACTGGGTAATGACTTCGGAGGTACACAATTGAGCATCTCATTGTAAACAGCCTCCGCTATGCCCTGTCCGGGTGCTGCGTTAAATGTCCCGTCAGCTTGCCATTGTTCCATCGTGTATATCATGTGGTTCACCTCTTTTCGATCATCACAGCAATTTGCTCGACCGGAATGCTGTATTCAAAAGACAATAGGCCCTTTGTGCTCTCCTCTTCACCGTCGAAGGTTCCGCGCACTGAATAAGCGCACAACTCGCGCCCTGTATCCGAATCTCGAAACACCTTCCAGAATTCCATACCATAGAACTCCCTTCTGTATTAGATTGTATTTATTTGGGTACACATGGATTTGCCGAACTTAGATTTGATTTTATTCCACATCTGTGGAACATTTCGCCACACCTGTGGATTATCTGACTGACACTTTGACTGACACTTTGACTGACATTCGCGTGATTTTCTATAACACCATGTGTATACTCTGTGTATAGTTTTAGTGTTATGAATGCCAGTTTTGCCGATAAAATAAGGACCTTACAAACACCGTATAATGTGCTGTAAAGTCCCGTGATTTTTAGACAGGGCTAGAAGGATTCCGACCAAAAAGCCCTTGTTTATCACGTTTTTCAGCACTCAATATGCGTTGACTGACACCCTGACTGACACCCCATCATGTAAAGTTGACCGCTAATAGCTGTTCAATCTTTCGTTCTTTGGAGGTATGAGCGTACAGTCCTAACGTCATAGATACGTCAGTATGTCCTAAAATACTTTGAAGTTCTTTAACCTCCATACCGCTCTCGATTGCCCTTGTAGCAAATGTATCGCGGAATGCATGCGCGGTGAACTTCTCGATATTTGCCTTTTTACAGATTCTCGATATATCCAGATTGACTATTGATGCATGGAGGATACCGCCCCTTGCCGCTCTGAAAATCGGCTGTTTGATCCTTACGACCTTAGAAGGATTGAGCGCCCTGTTGAGGGCCTGTTGATCTTTCAGCGCAGCACTTGCGTCAGGATCCAGTGGAATGAACCGACGCCCGGCCTCCGTCTTTGTGTCCTGACCGATCATGTAACCGCCTGTTTCCGTTCTGGTAACCGTCCGCATGACCGTTATACCATCTTCGTGAATGTCTGAGGCGAACAGCGCGCACGCTTCGCCGCATCTGAGGCCAGTGTGGAGCATTAACACGTACAGGTTACAGTATCGGGAGTTTAAAGCCCTTGCCGCCTCTAAGAATGCTGTTGTTTCAGCCTTAGACAGTGCACGGTGTACGGTATCGGCCGCCCTTGCCTCTGTCCGGCGAACTGCTTGCACGTTCTCTGCCGGATTCCAGTTAACTACTCTGTCCGCTATGGCATGACGGTAAATCGCGCGCACCATGCTGATACAGTCATTTGTCGTTCTGGTTGATGCGTTGGAGCATAATGCACTTTGCAGTTTCCGGACGTCCCGCCGGGTGACCTCATCCAGTACCAGATCACCGAAACGACGTTTATCTATTTCAGCATTACAGATAAGATTCAGCATGATTCTATCCGTTCTGAGTGTCGTTTCTTTCAGCTTAATATCCCGTTTCTGCTCCAACCATTCATCACTGTATACCGTGAATGTCGGCATTGTGGGGAATTCCTTCTGCTTTTCGGCCTCTGCCTCCTCACGTTCGCGCCGCCTCCGATCTCTGACCGATTCGTAAGTACCTGTCATGAGCTGCGCTTTCAGCATTTCAGCATTTGCCTCTGCCTGTCTGGTGGTCTCTCCATAAGCTGTATATCTTTTGCCATTGTACCGAAACTGTATACAGATTCGGCCGTCGGCTCTCTCTTTTCGCTTTCGCGCCAATTTTGCCTCCCTTCTTTCGGCGCGTCCATGTGTAACATTATCTTAACACCTCAGAACGCCCGATTCGAGACTATACATTCTTTTACGACTATGTTACAATTTGTAAATACCGCTGACGAACGCCAATTGTCAGCAACTCCCTCGCCTCAGACGTCAATTGTCCATGTGTATGACGCCTGAGGCATTTTTATGCGCGAAAATCTCATTCATATCTAACCATAATCACCCTCTCTCGCTTTCAGTTCTGCATCTCTTTGTGGCTTTTCTGCCTGTTTGAAGGAATACCCATGCACACCGCAAAATGCCTTAAAACGGCAAATTCAGCGTTATTTCTATATGCTGTCCATCTCCAATAATTCAGTTAAATACTTATCCAACTTCCGGGAAATGATCGTTTCATTATTTAAGAAGTACTCAGCACCTATCTCTCTTTCCATCTTATCAAGGATCTCAATTTCATCCTGTGTGAGCTGAGGGTGCTTTGCCAGATCTTTTTTCAGCTTTTTGGAAAGCCTAACCAGATTATTGCCCTGTACATCTGTCAACTTTTGCAGCAATCTGGGAGTTATCCGATCTGTATTGTTCTCGACAAAATATGCAATATCATTCGGATTGATTCCCTCGCTTTTTAGTATCATCAAAATGCTGTTGACCTCCTGTGTCACCGCAATAAATGATTCGATGACACACTGGCATACAATTTCCTTCTTTCGTTTGTCATTTTGGATAGATTCTAATTTCTCCGAAAAGTCAATAATCATAAATCCTCCTATAAGCGAATGTCAAAAACGACATAAAACTTACCATTACCCGGCCCGGATCCGTCCCGGAATGCCCTTATTTGATGTCAAAAAAGCAATATTGTGGTATAATGGATACGTCTCAATAAAAGAGGTTGTTTGCGTGTTTAGCATTTGGCCGGTTCCTGTACCTCACTTCAGGCCGGCCATTTGCTATGCATGAGCAAATTATCCGTTCATCTGCATCATGATCTCATTCAACCGGCGTACACCTTCCTTACATGCGTGCATTATCACAGCATCCGGATCGCTGAATTCATCCATTGCAGCATCTTCGGCACCGTCTAGCAGTGCGGCAACTTTGGCGAGATTGTCCAATGCTATAACCTGTTCATCTGTCAGCATGCCACGTCCGGGTGCGTCTGATATGTCCGGCGCTCTTTCCGGCCCCATGAAACAGTGATACATGTTCATAGTAGCTTCAAACGCTCCCGCACGGAAACCGCGTCTAAACGCCCCGTAATAGTCGAGAGCGTTATAATAGAATGCATACCACAGAATGAACTCATTTCTGCAAGCCTTTTCATCCTTCCATGTATCCGGAATGTTCACAACGTCCACCTCCGCGCTAGTTCTTAGCGGCTCTCTTCAACTTCCTTACAGCAGCATCGTGCTTTGCGCGGCGCTTTTGTCCGGGCGGCATGTATACGGTATGTTTTCTGTATTCTGCGATGATCTCAGCAGCACATACCTTTTTCTTGAATCGTCTGATTAACCCGTCAATATCTTCTCCGCTCTTTCTGCGAACTGGTTTCATTCAGTAATCTCTCCTTGCTCATTCCCAACAGGAAACAGTACACCGTTATAAAGGCTCATTCCGGCCAACTCTTCTATCTTCATCATTGTTCGTTCCTGTACACTTCCATATCTTCTGAATGCAATGTACCCCGTCCCGGTAACACCCCATGTCCTTGCACCGTCCTCTGTTATAAACGGCCTGATACGCTTTGTTACTTTCGGCTTGCGTAACTGTCTGAGGGCCTTTGCCTCAATCTGTTTGGCACCCTCCGCAGTGATTCCAAACCGCTCTCCACACTCTCTAAACGTCAATCCTTCTTCGTACCGTCCGCGGAGGATCTGACCGGCCCGGTCGTCTTCCAGATCATCAACACACGACCACAGCACGGCCGCCAATTCTTCATGCTGTATTTTCTCTACAACGTCCCCGATTGCGTCCCCGTCCGCAGCAATGGTATCTTCCAGTGTCAGATCATCGTCCTCACCTCCGATTACCTCCGATGTACTGCGGATCCGGAGCGCCCGGATATCCTTTTGCAGTTTTTCGAGCTGCTCCCGCTTCAGATCTAATACAGCACACAGCTCGCGCTCCGATGGATCCCGGCCGAATTGAATCTGATATGCGTGTACCACTCTCTTATATCGTCCGATCAGGGCGCGACGATTTGCCGGTATCCGGACAAATCCACCACAATTAATGAGATAACTTTGTATTGCTTGCCGGATCCAGAACACCGCGTAAGTAATAAAACTGCCGCCCTTGTCCGGTTTCCACAATTCAGCGGCACGGACAATGCCGAAAAAGGATTCTTGCCGCAAGTCGGCCGGATCCTCAGCGGCGCCCTGGTATCCTCTAACAATCTTCTCAATTAGTCCCGCGTTATTAACGTACAGATCTTTTAGCACTTCCTTGTTACCGTTCTGGTACTCAATCACAAGTTCTTCATTAGACATGTAACTTTTGCCTCCGCTCAAATGCTGTGGTAAAATAGTTACATCATCTTTTTGCTTATATCTAATGCCGCTATCGTGTGAGAATGGTTCTCGCTCAATGGCGGCATTAGATTTTATCCGATCATTTACGCATTATCTGCGGAGCATTTTGTTGGCTGCATTCCATGCCGCTCTCAGATATTCATCGTCAGCGCCGTTTGTATCTGAATGAACCATTCTGTACAGCTTGCCGATTATGCAATCTGTATATCTGGTTCTATGCCGGAGCCATTCATTAGGATCCTCAATGCGCTGAGTAGCAAGTACTTTCGGATCATCTGTTGTGAACTGCATCTCTTTGTATCTGAACTTTGACTGCAAGAAGTTCGCGGAGGTGTCCAGATCTGTGAGAACCTTGTCTGCATCAATCCCCAGATCCCAGAGAGCGCGCGTCGCGTCTACAATCACCCGCATTGCCTCAGATACTTTAGCCTGATATGCCTTGACCTCCTCAGTTACCACAGCATCGACCTTTGCGACGCAGTTATTGTACACATCTTCATTCAGGCGCGGTGCAAAATTCAACTCTCTCAATTTGTGGGAGAAAAATGCTTCTTTCTCCTCAGCACGCCGCCCCTTGTCACATGCCGCGTCAAACTGCTTTCCTGTTGTGGCGGCCTCTTTCTCTTTCTCTGCCTCTCTCTGTGCCGCCCTTGCCGCTTCGATCTCGGCTGCATACTTCTCGCGCTCATTGCTGCCCGAATTGCCGATACCCGCGACAACAGATGCCACCTCCCGGAATACAGCATTTGCCTCGCTGTGCTCTGCTTTGCCGCTTGCAACTCTACTTCCTAATGCCTTGTTCATGATATTCATCTGCATGCTTATACCTCGCTTTCTCTGAGTATTCTATCTGCCTGTTTGAGTAACTGCCGTTTCCTTCTGCGCTCATTCAGTACGTTTTTCATTGTCTTAATGGTTACAACAGATGTATCTCTGTTCGCCGGATACATCGTTAATGAGATTTCAAGGATTTCCAACTCCCTCAACTCGTTTGCTCTCGATCCATCCGGGAGAGTAACCTTGCCCTGATCCAGAATGTTGTAAGCAAAACTGAATCCGGTGATCCTTCCATCCTTGACCAACTCCCGCGCCCGCTGCGCGTCGGCTGTGTTATCGAAGTCGGCCCAAAACAACAGGCCGTTTTCATCTTCTTCCAGATGCGTGATGCGTCCGATGAATGAATTCACATCATCGTGTTTGTGGTTGAACAGAAACGGAATAACCCGACCTTCACGCTCTATCTGTTCAATGCTTTTGCGGAATGCCCCGCGCTTCACGACGTCCCCGGCGGCGTCTGCTTTCCGGATCCACGTTGACGCGTACCCGCAAATACTGCCATATTCAGAACTTTTATCTGCTATTACAGCACTTGCACCGTCTTTATGTTTCACTCGTATCACCTCCTATTATCCTGTGCGTTTCTTCTTCCACTTAGAATTACCAACAATAGTTATTTTGCCGTTCTTATCAATGCGTGCCTTGTCAGAATCGGCAAACATGGTATTAAATGCTTTCAGCGCTCTGGTATAGGCGTCTAGCGTCTGCCTGTACTCCACTATCACCGGATTGCTCCGGAGAATGGTTTCACCGGTTCCAACAGTGACGCTTTGAGCGAGTAAAGCATCTTCGTATACCGGACGCTGACTTTCTAACTTGTTCTGCAATGTCAATACAGCATTTGCCAGTGTCAGCGCTTCAGGGCGTAATTCTTCGCGGATATTTACACACATTTCTTCTGCTCTGGTCATCAAAATCACCTCCCTTCTATGTGGTAAAATCAGCATTGCGCGGTGCCGGGTGTCAAAAAAAAGTTTGAGAATATGCGGACGGATAGAACACGGTGCGGCGGTTAAGTGTAGCAAGGGCCCGAACCGTCAAGATTGCGACACCCCTCATACCCTCTCGACCGATCAAAATACAATTTTCCTTTATCACGGCACCGGGGACGGGGAGACAACATTGCATCATTGGGTGTCTTGCCGGCCGGCGTTCTCTCCCGTCCACCTGGTCATATATGGTACAAGCTCCCGTGCCGATC